GGCGGTGAGGGGGAAGTCGACGTTGGGGACGAGGCCGGCCTTGTAGTCGACCCAGCAGTTCCACACGGCACACCAGGGCTGGCCTTGGTCGCTGACCCAGGCCATGCCGGGTACCTCAGCGGCGTACTTCTCGTGGTTGGTCCAGTGGCCGCCGGAGCGGCTCTCCTGGTAGCCGACCTCGCCCTCGGCGAGCTTGAGGATCTTGACGACGTTCGACACGGCGGGACTCCTGACCTGGATGCGCGGATGCTGAAACCGAGCCCGCCGCCGGCATCCGGACAGCGACGGGCTCGGGGTGGGTGGGGCGTTAGTCGACGCCGTTGCGTAGGTGCTGCTCGCACCCGCACGAGCACGGCAGCCACAGGTGCGCGTGCAGGCAGGCAGGGCAGCCGGGGTCGCGGCCGACCGCGCCCACCTCGATGTCGGCGGGCAGCGGGTCGGGCATGGTCAGCGTTCGAGGCGGCCGATGCGGCGCTCGAGCTCGGCGACGCGGGTTGCGATCCCCGCGTCGATGCCAGCTGAGGAGATCAGGTGGGTGTCGAGCTTCTCGTCGAGGTCACGCACCTCGGACCTCGTGGCCGCGACCAGCTGATAGACGTCGTCCACTCGGTCGAGGACGGTTGGCTTCTCGTTGGAGTGGTGGTTCTCGGCGACCTGCTTGCGTGCCTCTTGGACCGGCTCGAAGAGCTCGCGCTGCAGGAACGGGCGGAGCCAGACCTTCCAGGCTCCGGCGAGCGTGGCCGCGACGAAGCTGAGGATGCCGCAGGCGAACACGACCAGGTCGCGGGTGTCGGCGCTCATGCGGCCTCGTACTCGCCTTCGATCCACACGGTGTCGCCGACGGCCCAGGTCCAGGGCAGGGTGGCTGTGCAGTCGGTCGAGCTGGTGGCGGTGTTGTTGTAGGTGGGCGCGATGCCGGTCGCGGAGGCGAGCATTCGGCAGCCGCCGTACACCGTGGCGCTGGCCGAGGAGTCGCGCAGTGAGGAGTCGCCGACGGGGTAGTTGCCGGAGCCGAGGGCGGTGAGGGCTGCGACGGGGAGGCTGAACTGCATGCCGCCGGAGATGACGGTGGTCGAGCCGAGGGTGAGGAGCACCCGGAACTTGATGGTCTTCCCGATCTGGATGTACGCGCTGCCAGCGAGCGACCCATTGCCGAGGGTGATGTTGGTGAGAGCTGGCGTGTACGCGGTCCAGGCGGCCTGGATTCCGTTGGCCAGGTCCCGGATCTCGGTGTTGGCCTTGGCGGCGGTCCAAGCCTCCCCGACGACGAAGGTGCGTGGGGTGTAGTTGATGCTCACGCGAGGGTCCCTTCGGTTCCATCGATGTCGTCTGGGGTGTCGCACGGGTCGTCAGACGCTGTCCACGTGGCCTCGAGCTGGTTGGCCTGCGCCTGCTCGGCGGACCACTCGGCGGCCGCGAGGAGCTGGTTCTGCTCGACCAGGTCGTCGGCGGTCTCGCCGGGCTCCCAGTTCGCCAGGTGGGCGGGGCGGGCCTCGAGGTGGGCGGCGAGCTCGTCGGGGTCCTCTGGCCATTCCACGGGCCGCCAGGCGCCGTCCTGGTAGGCGTTGCCGCAGGTGACGCACATGAACCGGTGGTCGGTGCTCGCGGCCAGCTGCGCCGAGGAGCAGTGGTCGCACTCGACGATCCACCGGCCATGGTTACCGCGGACGGGCAGCGGGTCGCCGGCGGTCGGGGCCTCACAGTTGAACGGGGTGTCGAGCTCCCACGCCAGGCGGGGCGCGATCTCGGCCGCGGGCATCTCGGTGATGCCAAATCGGGTCTCAGCGTCTTGCATGGCAGCTCCTCAGTGGCCGAGGGTGTAGGCGGAATCGAGCAGGCCGCGGACCGGGTCGTCGAGAATGAAGGTCGACAGGTACGGGCCCGAGGGCGAGAGGTTGAGGGTCAGGTAGTGCGTCCCGGGGCCGTAGGTCTCGGACCAGCCCTCGATGAACCAGGTCCCGCTGCTGGCCGCGAACTGGGCCGGCAGATTGGTGATCGTGACGAGGGTGCCGATGTCGGCGGCGAGGATCGACTCGCGCAGGGACGACAGATCATCGAGGCTGTGCATGGTGATCGTGACCGACTGCAGTCGCGTGGCGGGCTCGGAGAACCGTGCGACGAGCCACGATGCGTCGTCGACCTTCGCGTCGGAATACGTCGAGGCGGTCTGGCGGCCATCGGCTGCGCGACCGTAGGAGTTGACGCTGGCCTGATTGACGGACCGTCCCGTCGACTGGTCACCGACGTTGGTCACGGTCACGTCGTTGAGCAGCTGCGCGTCGTCGTACTGCGGAACGAACTCGGTGGTGACGTACTGCTGGGCCAGGTCGAGGGTGAACGCAGGAGCTGCGGTGTAGCGGCCTGCCTCGCCGGTGAGTCGCAGGTGCCCAGCTGGGGTGTCGCATAGGACGCCGGACTCGGTCTGCTCAAGGACTCGCATCGCGTCGAGTAGCGCCATGCCGGAGGGGTTGAAGTGAGCGACGCTTCGGGTGGTGTTGACGGCGTCGATCTCGGCGGCCGGGATGCCGCGCCAGGAGGCGTAACGCGCGAGCCGCGTTGCGACGGCCTCGCCGGCGAAGCCGGTCAGCCCGGCGGCGGCGTGTGCGGCGATGCGGGCGGCCGACAGGGGCCCGTCGAAGACGGCGGCGTGCGCCATCGTGAAGGTGTAGCCGGTGGCGACGTCCACTGGCTGCCCGAGCGTGATCGGGGCCGTGCCTGTGGTGCCGAGGGTGACGCCTTGCGTGGCGACTGAGACGCCGTCTACGTAGAGCGTCTGCGAGGACCCGTTCCATACCCAGGCGAGGTGGTGCGTCTTGCCGTCGTTGATCGCAGGTCCGGTCACTGCGACCCCGCGCGCCGATGCGGTGAGCGCGCCTGTGGTCTCGATCCACATGCCGCCGTCAGCACCCGAGATCAGGTAGGCCGGCGAGGTCGGCGCCCCCGCCGGCGCGTTGATGAAGCACTCGAAGGTCAGGTCGAGGCCGAGCGCGAACGTCGACCAGGTCTGCATCGCCGCGTTGCCGAGCGTGACCGCTGTCAGCCCGTCTGTGGCGAGCCCCGTCGCCGTACCGAACGTCGGCGTCCCTCTGGAGATACGGAGCGAGTTGCCGTTCGGCGATGAGTCAGACACCGAAGTGGCACCCTGCGGATCTCCGAGCGTCCAGTAGCCCAGCGGAGCGTCGAGCAGGACCTCTTCCTCGATCACCGATCCCAGCGGGTCGGCGAGCCCCAGCCGTTGCATGCGTGACGCAGCGGACAGCAAGGCCTGCGCCTGCGCGTCGGAGCCGCCGGCCCAGCTGGGGTTCCAGGCGCGGGCGTAGGTGAGACACCGGGTCCGAGCCGTGCCGCCGGCGTACTGCGTGGTGACTCGGACGGGCCGGTAGAGCTTCACGTTCGGGTAGTAGGCGCCGGTCGTCTTCTCCGGGGTGAACCGGCCATCGCGGTTGTTGAGGGTCAGCGTGAGGCTGTTGGCGTCGGCGGTCGACCGCTCGTCGGTGCGACCGAAGCCGATTACGACCGCGGCCTGGTCGACGTCGACGTACTGCGTGACGTCGGTCCAGGCCCGGGAGCCTTCGGGCGTGGAGAACGTCGAGGTCCACGCGACCTCCACGGTCACGGTCGGCGCGCTCATCAGCCGCTGACCACCTTGTTGCCGGTCTGCCGCTCGTACTCACGCAGCGAGTCGTAGACCTCCTTGCCGATGTCGGACTTGGTCGCGAGCGCCCGGCCGCTGAAGTGGAAGTGGAACTCCTGCCGGATCTGCTTCGGGGTCCCGTAGTAGGCGTTCGCGCCCGCGGTGGCCGCGCTGCTCGCGGCCGCGGAGTAGGAGTTGTACGCCGTAATCAGGTCGCCGCGGCCCGAGCCCGACGACGACAGCAGCGCCGACGCGACCGTGGAGCCCTGGTCAGACCCGAGGTTCGCGACCTCGCTGATCAGGCCCTTGGGGAAGTGCGCCTTGGCGAGGTCGCCGAGCTGGCCGGCGAAGTTCCGCAGCCGCGTCGCCAGAGCCGTGATCCCGCCCTGCAGCATGCCCGACGTCAGCGTGCCGTCCTCGCCGATCATGCTGCCCAGGTCGAGCTCGCCCTTGAACGAGGAGAGCAGGCCGTTCTTGAAGTCGAGCCGCTTCGAGAGCTGGCCGCGCATCGCGTCGGCCTGCTTCATCATCGCGTTGACGGCGTCGCGCATCGTGTCGGCCGCGGCCTTGGAGATGCCGTCCTTGTTCTTCTTGGACCGGATCGCCTTGCTGATCGCGTCCCGGAGCTTGTCCGCGACCCGGTCGGCCCGGTTCTGCGAGTCGTCGTCGAACCCTTGGAGGAAGGCCGAGACCGCGCTCTTGCCGATGCCCTTGAAGGTCGAGGCGTTGACGGCTGCGCGCAGGCTGCCGACCATCCCGCGGCCCACCGTGCGCTGAGCGCCGTGGGGCGCGCTGGTTCCGCCGCCTCCACCGCCTCCACCGCCGCTGCCGCCTGCTGCCCTCCGCGCCTCGCTCATGAGGTACTGGATCGAGGCCACGACGGGCCCCCGGCCCGCGCGGATCTGGCTGGCCATGCTGGTCGTGATGGTCAGGCCGCCGCTCCTGCCGACCAGCGCCGCGACGCGCGAGCTCCCGTTCCCGGCACCCGAGAGCAGCGTCTTCATCGCGCTCGTCGTCTTCGGCTGGCCACCGGCGATGCTGCTGCTGACGTTCTGCCACCAGTGGTCGCCGGTCTTCTTGCCGGTATCGGTGCCGACCTTGACCAGGTTGTTGAACTGCTTGGTCGTCGTATCGACGCCGGCGGTCTTGAGCAGCACCTTCCACTCGCGGCGGGTCAGCCCGTGAGCCTTGGTGGCGACGTCCTTGATCCCGGCCAGCGTCTTCGGTACGCCGTCGAGGGTGAGCTCACCGCGGACCCGCTTGGAGAAGGTGGTGTTGTACGCCTTCTTCGTCAGGTGGAGCAGCTTGAGGACCGGCTCGGTTGCGTCGTGGAAGTTGCGCTGGTCGCGGGCGGCCTGCTTGAGGGTGCCGACGTAGCCGGTGAACGCGCCACGGTTCGCGACGAGCTCGGTCTTCTGCTGGACCAGTGCGGCGGCCTGGGCCATCAGCGCCTTGCCCTGGTCGGTGCTGGCCAGGTCGACCGCCGACATGCCCTTCATCTGACCGGCGACGGTCTTGAGCTGGGCGTTGACGCTCGAGAGGGACGCCTTGAACGCGGTCGAGGTGCGCGCGATGGCCGCAGGGTTGCCGAGGACGCTCTCGATGATCGTCCGGTCGTTGACGCCCTTGCCGGCCAGCTGAGCGCGGACCTTCTTGCCGGCGTCGGTGGTCTGGAGCCAGTTCTCGATCGCGGCGCGGGTGTTCTTGGTGTAGGCGCCGGTCGTCTCGTTGAGACTGGAGCGAAGGTCGCCGTAGGCCTGCTTGGCTACCTCGAGGCTCGCGGTCTTCCCGATCGCGCTGTAGTTGGTCTTCGTGGCCGAGGTGGATTCCTTGATGGTGTGGACCAGGCCCTGCACGAGGCCGATGCCGCCGCCGATCGCAGCGCCCCACAGGCCTCCCGTGGCGAACCCCGTGGCGGCCATGCCTGCCGCGTTCTCCATGTCCTTCAGCGACTGGTTCGCCGTCTTGGAGGCCTGCGTGATCGCGAGCATGCCGCCGATTCCGGCGGCCAGCCGGGCAGCGCCACCGAGCTTGCCCAGCATCGTCGAGACCGCCGCGCCGCGGGTCTCGGTGTAGGACAGCTCGGCACGGAACTGCTGCAGGCGCGCGATGTTGAAGCCAACGGCGGTGGTCACGCTGGAGACGCCGGCCGCGAGCCGGGGGAAGACGAGTGCGGCGATCCCCGCCTCGAGCCCGGCGGACTTGAGTGGGCCGGGCAGGCCGTCGAAGAACTTGGCAGCGTCGAGTGCGAGCTTGCCGGCGATCTTGAGCGGCGGGACGACCGTGGCGTCGAGGGCCTTCCCGAGCTCCTTGCTCGCCGCGATGCCGTCGTCCATCGCCGGGACAAGGTGGCCCGCGAGGTAGTTCGAGCCCTTGATGACGGCCGGGGCCAGCTCCTGGCCGAGCTTGAGCTTCGCGGTGTCGATGGAGCCGCTGAGCTGCTCGAGCGCGCCCGCGGTGCCGTCCATACGGGCCTTGGCCAGCTTCTGTGCGGCGCCCTGGTCACTGGCGGCCTTGGTGTAGCTCCGCAGTCCCTTGGCCCCCGCGGTGATAAGCGAGTTCACGGCCGAGATCGTGGAGGCGTCGCGGCCGAAGATGCCCGAGATGTCAGCCTGGCGCAGCGCCGGCGACAGCCCACCGAGCTTGTCCTGCAGGATGCCGGCGATCTCGGTCATCGACTTGAACGTGCCGTTCGAGCGGGTGAAGGAGATCCCGAGCTTGTCCATGAGGCCCGCAGCGGTCTCGGTCTGCGGCTGCAGGTGGTTGAGGACCGAGGCCAGCGAGGTGCCCGCGATCGAGCCCTCGAGGCCGCCCTGCGCGAGCGCGGCCAGCGCGCCGGCCGTCTCCTGGACCGACATGCCCATGCCGTGCGCTGCGCCGCCGACGAGGGACAGCGACTGGGCCAGCCCGGAGACCGAGCCCTTGGACGCGATCGAGGCGCCGGCGAGGGCATTGACCAGCTTTCCGGTGTTCTTCGCCTTGATCCCGAACTCGGCGAGGCCCGACGTGACGACCCCGGCCGCGTCGGCGAGCCCCATGCCCTCGGTCGCAGCCAGGTTCATCACCTGCGGGACGGCCCGCATGATCTCGCTGGTGTGCATGCCGGCCTTGCCGAGCTCGAGCATGGCGTCGGCCGCGTCGCCCGCCGAGTAGACGGTCTTCTGACCGAGGTCGATCGCCTGCTTGTTGAGCAGGTTCATCTGGCGCCCGGTCGCACCCGTGGCGACCCGGATCGAGCGCATCGACGTCGAGTAGGACTTCTCGGTGTCGACGGCCGACTTGGCGAACCCGAGGAGCGCACTGGCGCCGAGGCTCACGCCCGTCAGGGCCGCGAGCTTGCCGGCGCGACTCTTGAGGGTCGATCCGAAGCCACCGATCTTCTTGTCGGCGCGCTGGGCCGAGCGGCCGACCGCATCGAACTTGTCGGAGGCTCGGTCTCGGCCGATGATGTCGAAGAAGACGGACCTGCTGGCACCCATCAGTCTTCACCTCCCAACGTCTGTGCGATCGCAGCGCCCACCTGCTCGCGCTCGACCTTCTGCTTGATCCACTCGAGGCGGAACGCGACCTGCTCCGAGGTCATGCGCTCCAGGTCCCAGGGCTTCAGCCCTAGCCAGTGCTCGAACAGGGGGCCGAAGAGCTCGACCTCCTGGACGAGCGTCAGGCTTCCCCCGACTCCTCGCCGGCGCCCTCGTCGGCGGCGGCCTTCTTGGCCCGCTTCGGCTTCGCGTCCTCGATGGCCTCGAGCTCGATCTCGCCGAGGGTCGGCATGACCGCGTCGATCGTGAGCTTCGGCTCGTCACGCTTGCGCAGCGCGAAGATGAGCGCGCGCACGGCGATCGCCGAGGACTTGTCCCAGCGGTCGAGGAACTCGCCCCAGGCCCAGCCGGTCGTCTTCTCGGTGGAGAACTGCAGGTCCCACGCGGGGTTGTCGAGGTCGACGACCCACTCGCGCCTGGTGCCGCCCTCGGGGGTGTAGATGACCTTGACCTTGTCGGATGCTTCGGATGCCATCAGCTGGTCGCTACCTTTCTTGCGATGGTGTTCAGCACGCCGACGATGGCGAGCTGGATCTCGGGGGACTGCTTGTCGAACTCGCCCATGAACACCGCGGGGTGCACACCCTCGGTCTGGTTCACCCAGGTGCCGCGGTGGCCCCACACGGGGTGCCGGAGGCGGCGGCCGGTCAGGGTGCGGATGTCGTGCCCGCGGGCTGAGAACACGAGCGAGACGCCGGCCCATTTGCCGGGCTTGGCGGCGATCCGCGACCGGATCGTGTTCTCGATCAGGGCGGCCAGGCCGCCGGCGCGGGGAAGGGCCGCGGGGATGACCTGGATCATCTGGCCGCGGATGTCCTTGGTGACGCTGTTCAGGCCGGAGCGGAGCTCCTTCTCGAACTCCTTGCGGTTGGCGTGGGCGCGGATGGCCCGGATGAGCTTGTCGACGTCTGCCGACTTCACTCCCCAGGCGTCACCCATCGCCCACGCCTACCGATCCACTGCGAATCAGATCGCGGTGGTGTCGCCGCCGATGATCTTCACCTGGAACGGGTTGTTGGTCCCGTCGGCGTAGACCTCGGCCTCGACGGTCGCCTTGACGATGTCGGGGCCGTCGACGGTCGGCGTCGCGTTCTTGATCCGAGCCTGCGGGATGATGAACTCGAGCGTGTTGGAGAACGCGCTCGCGAGGCTGCCGATGTTGCTGCCGACGAAGGGGATCTGCAGCGCGGTCGCGGTGTTGGCCTTGAACGTGTCGTAGAACTCGGCCTTGGAGTACTCCGCCTCCATCGAGATCGTGAGGACGGGGATCCCGTTCTCGAGCTGCTCCTTCTTCACGCCGGCGTTGCCCAGGCCGTAGCGCTCGGTCGCGAGGGCATTGTCGCCCTTGATCGAGAGCGAGTGGACGACGGCCTGGACGGCGGTGCCGCCGGTCCCGATGAGCTCCGTCGTGCCGCTGAGGGCCGGGTTGAGGAGAATGCCGGTGCACTGCGCGAAGTTGAAGACCTCGGAGTTGACGTAAGACGCCACGGCGAGCGCGGTGGCGGTCGACTCCTGCCAGCCGTCGATGTCGAGGGAGAGCTTCGCGACGTCGTTGTCGGAGACCGAGAACTCCCAGCCGTCGACCTTGCAGCCGCGGTAGGTGTGCGCCTTGACGACACCGTCGGCGGGCTGCGGGCGTCCGACCTGGAAGGTGGCGGACTTGCCGAGCAGGTCGCCGGTCTGGTGCACCTGCTTGAACGCCGTGGTCGACGTGATGGTCGCAGGGACGGTCGCCGACGCGGTCGCCGCCGCGGACAGGGTCGCGGAGGTGGACGAGACGAAGGTCAGCGTCGCGCCGCCCGGGATGCCGGCACCGGTGATCGTGCAGCCGGTGTCGGACGGGAAGAAGACGTTGCCGCCCGTGCCGGACGCGGTGATGTTGGTCTGTCCGGTCGTGGTGGTGACCGACACCGTCCTGGTCATCGCCGTCGGCGTGGTGACGCTCGAGCCGATCGCGAGCTTGAACAGGCCCCCCATGAGCCGGGTCGACATGTCGAGCTCGGTCGAGCCGCTGATCGTGAAGCGGGACTGGACGAGCCGGGAGCCGCGCTTGAACTTCGTGCCGGCGCGGAGGCCCTCGGGCTCGATCCAGCCCGGGTCGAAGACGAGGGACTCGGAGTTGAACTCGATGAACTTGTCGACCGTGACCTCGGTGCCGACGGTGGATTCGAGCTTGTAGCCCAGCTGGGCGTCGAGACCGGTTGCGGTAGTCATGCTCACTCACTCCATTCGGTGATGCCCTTGCGGGCCTTGCCGGCGGCCTCGGCCGCGATGATCCGAGCGCGCTCGTCGGCGTCGGCGTCCTGGAGCACGGCCACGACCTCATCGACCGTGTGGCTCGTCGGGTCGTAGGGCTCGACGTCCGGGTCCTCGGGCTCCTCGAGCTCCTCGACGGGTTCGGGCGCGGGCACGTACAGCCAGGCGTCCTCGACGCTCTCGTCGAGGACGGTGTTCTCGGGGGCCTCGACGAAGTCCCAGGTGGACTTCGGCCACGCCCGGCCGATGACGGTCGAGTCGGCGACGGTGACGTCGTTGCAGTTGTCGATCTCGCAGTCGCAGTCGGCCGGGTGGATCGGGGGCGCGTCGGCGCGGAACAGTGACCGCGAGTCGCCGGTGATGTTGCGGATCTTGGCCACGACGGGCCTCCTTCGTGCTGGGCGGGAAATGACGAACGGCCCGCCGAGTGGCAGGCCGTCACGGGGTGGAGCAGGTCAGGCGCGGAGCCGCGCCTTGAATGCGATGTCGAAGAAGACGATCACCGAGGCACCGTCGTCGGTCTGCAGCTGGACCATCTGGGTGCGCTGCCCGTAGCCGGTCCACAGCAGCCCGGGAACCGTGCCGCCGAGGGAGGGATCGGCCTTGAGGGCCTGCTCGATCGCGCCGGTCATCGCCTTGACCTTGGCGCGCACCGGCTTGAGCTCGGGGTTGCCCGTCCATGCCAGGGCGACGCAGGTGATGGTGCCTTCCTCGTCTCGCGTATGGGCACCGAGGCCGGCCCAGGTCTGCGTGGCGTCGGAGGCCTGGGCCCGGTCGCCGTCGGGGTCGTCGACGCCCACCATGACGAAGTCGCCGGGGTCGTTGATGTTGCCGTACCCGTCGTACACGGTGGCGTCGGTGACGGCTTCCTTGAACACGTCGACGAGTCGATCGGTCAGGTCGAACACGACGGAGGTGGTCACGAGCGGACTCCCGGACGCATGTAGGGAGCCAGCAGCTCGGTGACGCGGAAGGGGAAGGTGTAGGCGGCGCCGGGGACCTTGTTGGACATGGACTCGGAGTCCTTCGCGCCAGGCCGCGTGGGGCCGCGCTGGGTGTCCCACATGTGGCGCACCAGCTCGAGGACGGCCTCGACCAGGTCGTCCGGGCAGGTCTCGCGGCCGCGGAGGAAGACGACGTCGTACCAGCTCGATCGGAACGAGGTGCCGTCGTTGTTGGTGATCAGCCCGGCGCGCTGCTCGAGGTGCAGGCCTGAGACGTCCAGGACTGTGCCGACAGCGTCGGTGACGCTGGTGATCGAGACCGCGGGGGTCGGGATCACCAGCGTCACGTATGACGGCTTGACTCGGACCGTCGTCTCGACAGGCTCGAGCGGCCCCACCCGTTCTCCGATCGCCGCCACGGCGGCCGCGATCATCGTGGTGAGCTTCGCGTCTCGGTCGGCATTGTCGCCACTCAGGCCGAGGTACGCGAGCGCGGTGGGCAGGGCGAGGACGGTCACGGGCTCAGCGCTTCACCGTGGCGCGCGAACGCGGCTTCGACGTCGCCTTCGCTGCGGGCTTCTCCGGCTCGGGCTTCGACGTCGCCTTCGCTGCGGGCTTCTCCGGCTCGGGCTTCGACGTCGCCTTCGCTGCGGGCTTCTCCGGCTCGGGCTCCGGCTCGGGCTCGGGCTGGGGGAGCGGCTCGATCGCCTTCGCGTCCGGGCCCGCGTCGATCGGGGGGAGCGGCTCGCCGGGCGCGGTGACCTGGCCCGTCTCCGCGTTGACGGCGGGGCCGGTGCCGGCGAGGTCGCTCTTGACGAGGACGCCCTCGATCTCCTGCGGTCCGGTCTCCTCGATGTCGTCGACGAGGGTCTCGTCGTCCTCGGTCAGCTGGTCGCCCTCGGCGTAGGCGAGGATGCGTGCGTCGGCGTCCCCGTCCTCGACGAGACGGCCGTCCTCGGTGCGCCAGAGGCGCTTTCCTGCGAGCTTCATGCGCGGTACCTCACTTGTAGAAGAGGACGACGCGGAACTTGCCGGCGGTGAGCGCGGCGGTCCCGATCGTGGCTTGGATCGAACGGATGGCGGTGGTGGCGACGGTCGTCGCGCCGGTGGCGGCGGGGACGATCGACTTGCGGCCGACGGTGAGGCCGGCCTGGGCGGTGGCGGCGAGGATGTCGCCGGCGCCCTCGACGTTGATGGCGACGGTGCCGGTCGCGGACAGGACCGCGGTCTGCACGTCGATGTAGCCGTGGGTGATGACCGAGCCGGCGGGCAGGGTGTTGCCCATGATGTCGCCGGCGACCGAGCGCAGCGAGATCGTGCCGGTCCCGCCTCCGTCGACGGCGAAGTCGTACTCGGCCTGGACCACCTTCGGTGTGGTGCTGCCTTCGATGACGCCCATGACGCCTCCTTCTCAAAGAGCTGGGCCCCGAACCAGGGGCGGCCGCGGGGACCGCCCCTGGTCAGGTGGCTGGATCAGATGCCGGTGACGGTCACGAACGCGGCGGGCCGGTAGACGATGAACGCCGCCCGGAGGTCGGCGCGGATCGCCTGCTTGCCCTCGATGAAGAACGTGCTGTGGGAGTTCGACACCTGGACGTCGATCCCGCGGCGCATCGAGAGCTCCGAGTAGTTGGAGAAGTCGCCCACGAGGCCGGTGTTCTGGGTGATGGCGTCGGACTGGGCGACGTTGAGGCCCCAGATCCGCTCCGGGCCGGCCTCCGAGGGGTTGCCCCAGATGTAGATGCCGTCGGCGGTGCGGAGCAGGCGGACGTCCTGCCAGTCCAGCGGGTTGGTGACGAACGCGTCCGGGATGGCGCGGCCGTTGACCCGGGCCAGGACGAGGGCCTTGTAGACCGCGTCCGGCACGGGGTCGGTGCCCTTGGCCTGGGTCTGGATGCCGGCGACGTTGAGCACGCCGCGCAGGTTGGGCGCGGTGCCGTTGCCGACGATGACCTGGCCGTCGAGGCGCTGGCGCACCATGAACGGGAGCCGGTTGTTGATGTAGCCGCGGGCGCGCGGCTCGTCCTCGAGCTCCTCGTCGGTGACGGGGAGGAAGACCGCGACCTTCTGGACCGGAGAGAGCCGCTCCGTGAGGGCCAGCGCGGCCTCCTGGTAGGTGCCGCCCTCCGCGGTCTCCTGGGCCGCGTTGGTGAAGGTGGTCTCCTCCATGTACTTCACGCCGGCCTGGCCCGTGGTGGTGGTCGGGATGAGGTCGAGGATCTGGATCGGCCGGGTGGCCATGTCGACGATCTTGCCGGTGCGGGTGACCTCCGGGGCCCAGCCGGCCGCGGTCGTCATCAGCGTCTTGACGTCGATGTCCAGGGAGGACGAGGCGCCCTTCGTGAGGCGGGCCTCGCTGTCCCAGAAGAGGTCGCCGAACGACTTGGTGCTGCCGCCCCCCAGGGCGCCGGCGCCGGGCTCGACGCCGCTGCGGTCGCCGGACTCGCCGCGGCCGAGGTTCAGCTGCGCGGCCTTCTGGACGCCGAGCAGGCTCTCGACCTGCTTCATGAGGTCGGAGCACTCGTCGTTGAGGTTGGTGATGTGCTCGGCGACGGACTTGGTGTCCGTGGCCCCGGAGATGCTCTTGACCTTGGAGAGGTCCAGGTCGGGGCCGGCCTCGGCGAAGATGCTGCCGAGCTCGTCCTGCTTGGCCTGCAGCTTGCCGCGGGCGTCCTTGAGTGCGGGGAAGTCCGCGATGTCGGTTGCGGTCATGGGTTCACGCCTCCTTGGCGGGAAGTGAGGAGAACAGCGACTGCCGGAGGTGCGCGGCGTGCGCAGCCTTGACCGCGGCGGTCAACTCCTCGGGGATGTCGATCTCGGCGGACGCCGGATCGGTGAGCAGGCCGCGCAGCTTGGTGAGGGCGTCGTCGAGCTCCTTGACGAGAGCTCGGGACTCCTCGCCCAGCTGGGGGCGACCCTTCGCGCCGCGGAGGGCCATGACCTCGCCCGCGCGCTCGAGGTAGGACTTGACTGCGGCTACGACCGCGTCGCCTTCCTCGGTGAACTTGAGGCCCTTGGCTGAGATGGTGCGGGTGTCGATGCCCGCCCCGATCAGCACCGGGCTGACCTCCTTGATGAGGCCGATCTCCTCCAGGATGGAGATGTACTGGCCGTCGACCTCGCTGGACTTCCAGGTGACGTCCTGGAGGGAGTAGGACCACTCCTGCAGCTCGCCGAGCTCCTTGACGACCTCGAAGGTGTCGCGGCCGCCGCTGGTCTTGAGGAAGAACTGGCCCTCGAGGATCGCCTGCGTGTCAGTCGTGCGGATCACGCCCTTGCCGACGGGCAGCTTGCCGCTGTGTGAGCGGTGGCCGTAGGCGGAGATGACAACCTCGGTGCCGTCCTTGATCGCGCCCGGCAAGGTCAGATCGCCGTCCCGGTCGACCACGTTGAAGGTCGCGAACACGGCCTCGACGAGGCCCTTGTCGGCGTCCTTGACCGTGACGCCGGTGATGGTCTTGTGCGTCTTGTTCATCGGTCATCCCTCCTGAGGGGGTTCGGTGGTGCCGGCGTTGAGCTCGAGGACGGCCTTCGCGACGAGGGCGGCCAGTGCTTCGGGGCCGGCGGCGGCCTTCGTGGCGCCGGGCTTCTGCAGCTGGACGGAGTAGAGGCCGGAGTGCTGCAGGCTGTTGAGGTTGCCGGTGTCGAGGAAGGCCACGACCGACTCAGGCGTGAAGCCGGCGTCGGTCAGGGACTTCGCGGTGGTGGCCTGCTTGGACTGGATGGAGGCCTGGTCGGTCGTGGAGTTCTGCAGGAAGGCGACGTCGCGGGCGTCGTACCAGAGCCGGCTGTCGCTGCCGGGAGACGGCAGGATCCGCGCGAGGGCTCCGGCGGCGTTGCGCCACAGCGGTCGGATGGTCTTGTCGGTGGTCAGCCGGATCGCGGAATCGAAGTTGCCGGCGTTGAGCGACGAACCCTCGAGGCCTTCAGACAGACCCACGATCACGGGGTGCATCCCGGAGGCAGAGGCGATGCGGGTCTCGCCGGCCCCCTGGGTGACCTTGAAGTCCATCTGCTGCATGCTCGTGCCGTTGAGCGTGACGTCGGCTCCGCCGCCGAGGTAGAGCGTCTTGTAGGCCATGTCGACGCCCTCGGTCTGGGCGCGCATCCGCGCGACGAAGGCGTCGAACTCGTCGGGCTGTACGTCCTTGTCGAGGCTGACGACGGTCGAGATCGTGGCGCCCTGCTGGAAGAACTTCAGCTTGTGCTTGGTCGCGGCCTTGTCGGCCTGGATCTCGCGGATCACGGGAGTCAGCCACGACATGCCGCGGAACCGGGCGGCAGGGTCGGGGATCGGGGAGAAGTGGGCGACCTCATCCGGCAGGAGCAGCACGGACCCGTCGTCGCCGGCGCCGGACAGGTTCGCCGGCGGTCGGTAGAGGTACGCGATTGGGCGGGTGTCGAGCGCGTACAGGTTCCCGGACTTCGAGCCGAGGATGATGGTCGTCCAGTCGGGTCGCATCCGGACGATTCGCCGGCCGGTCCCCTTCGCCGAGGCCTTACCGAAGCGGCCCTCATCGTCGGCGGTGGTGTAGTAGCCGTTGCCCGCGAGGTCGGCGTCCTGCAGCAGGCGGCCGAGGAGATCTCCGATGGTGCCGCCGGGCCAGGGCTGCTCGAGCAGCTGGAGGTCGGCGTTGGTGAACAGGGACTGGGGCTGACCGTCGCGGAACCGCTGCCAAGCGAACCGCGCCTCGGAGAACAGGAACATCCGGGCGGCCATGCAGGAGAACACGACGCCGTTGGCCGCGTAGGCGTGCTGGATGTAGGCCTCGAAGTCGTTGCCGATCTGCTCCCGGTCCGGGAGCGGAGCGCCCCACAGGTTGCCGTTGGCCTGGTCCCAGAACGGCGGCTCACTGAAGGCCTTGCGGTTGATGAGCCGCTGGGACAGCCGCATCAGCTCACCTCGACGAGGAACAGCACAGCGAGGCCGGCCATGCCAATGCCGGCGACGATCTTGGCGAGCTCGGGACTCCAGCCCGCCACGCCCCACACCACGAACCCGAGCGCCAGGACCAGGACCAGGGCGAGCGCGAGCTCGCGGGTGAACGCCGGGCGGCCAGCAGGCTTGCCCTCCTGCTCCAGCTGGGGCGGCTGCGGGACGGTGTCGTTGCTCATGGCTGCCTCCTCAGGCGTAGGTGCCGAGCGCCTTGCGAGGCGCTGGCGGGTTGAGCGCGACCCACATCGCCGCGAGGGCTGCCTCGAGGGAGGAGATGTCTCCGTCGGACTTCACGCGGCCCGGGACCTTGCGGCCGTCGCCGCCGGCGTTCCGTAGGCCGGCGACTCCGATGGCGTCGTCGAGGTCCTCGGTGGCCTGGTGACTGAGCGTCTTGGCCTTGACGCGGTTGACTGCCTCTGACCAGGTCTCGGCGTAGTCCTCGAGCTTCATGACGGTGACCCGGACGCCGGCCTTCCGCAGCGCCTTGATCAGCGTGGCGTCGGGGCACTTCTCGTCGATCGCCACCGGGCATCCGTAGGTGTCCTGGATGCGCTTGGCCTCCGCGACCATCCACGCGGTTCCGGGCTGGCGGTGGCCCTCCTGCACAGCGAGGTTGACCATGTCGTCGCCGTACAGGTCGGCCTGTCCGATGGAGCCCCACTCGCCGTCGACGGACACGGCCAGGCCGATGGCGGCGACGTCGGAGCCGGGGTGGTCGGTGGCGAGGGCCGGCCAGCCGGGGAGGATCGTGACCTTCTTGTCGACGTTGTCCCAGACGCCCATCGCCTCGCGGCGCCAGTCGTCCTCGTCGGTGAGGTTCTCGCGCAGCCGGAGCATGGACTCTTCGGGCGTGCGGTGGGGGTACGACGGGTTGGCCTTCGACCACTGCTCGGGGTTGTCGTAGTCGGCGTCCTCGTCGGCCGACATCTCGATGTAGATGCCGTTGAGCATCTTCCCGGTCAGCGCCTTCTTGCGGCGCGCGGCGAACTCGTCGCCGTCGTCATCGGGCCGGGGCGGGGTGCCGATGAAGATGACGAGCGCGCCGTAGATGTGTCGGGCCTGGTTGGTGGTCGGGACCATGTCGGCCAGGGCGCGGGACTTCAGACGCTGGGCCTCGTCGCAGACCATGATGTCGATCGCGTCGATGCCGACGCCGAAGCCGTGCTCGCGGGCGCCGAACATGATGATCGAGCCGTTGGCGAACCGGATCTCCTGCTCGCCGTTCGCGGTGCGGATGCCGTTCTTCGCCAGGTGCGGGAAGATGCGCTTGCGCCGGACCATCGACTGCATCGAGCGGAAGGTGTTGGTGGTGGTGCGGAGGTGGTGCGAGGTCCACACCACGCGCAGGCCGGGGTACTCGATGCACATGGCGACGAGCAGGGACCCGATGGTGAACGTCTTCCCGACCTGACGCGGCAAGGACATCGTGACGCCACCGATGGTGGCGGCGTACCGGTTCGCAGCATTGCGCCCGAGGATCAGCCGGACGGCGCCGGACTGCCAGGTGTCATACCGGATCGCCATGTCGGCGAGCCGCTTCTCGATCCGGCCTGAGCTCGAGGCGACGATGTCGGCCGGGTAGACCAGGTGGCGAGCGACGTCGCTCAGCTTGCGGTCAGATGGCTGAGGCGTCGAACGATTCGTCGACGTCGCCGCCGTCATCCTTCGGCTCCTGGTCCTGCTGCTCGGACTCGTCGCGGGCGTCGATCGCCCGGATCTCCTTGTCGAACTCGCGCAGCTGGCGCATCAGGCCGGCCAGCGCGTGCGCCGGGACACCGCGGTCGATCTCCTTCGCGACCTTGGTGCGCATCGCGACCAGGAGATCCCGCTCCTCCATCGCCGCGGCGGCCGCGATGGTCGCCGGCGGTCGCTTGGCCGTCTTCTTGGCCGGCGCCGGAGGCTTCTCGCCCGGCTTCACCGACCGCAGCGGGGCGGCTGCTTGCTTGCGAGGAGGCATGGAGCGTCACCCCCTGTGTCGTTTTTTTCCACGCGGAGAGAGAGACGGAGGTCGGCTGCTGGGGTCAGCGCAGGTGCGGTCCTACGTGTCGACCCCGCCCCCCGGGGTGGGTGGGCTCAGAGAGTGCGACGGATGAGCGTCTTGGCCGCGGCGTGGGCCTTGGTGCGGCGGTTGCAGCCGACGTGCTCGGGGCCGCGGTACTGCGTGCGGTCGCGGTCGTCGTGGCCGAGGTCCCATCCGTCGCCCTTGAGTGACGAGTCGGGAACGATCCGCTTGCCGCAGCGCCAGCAGTCCACCTCGAGCGCGTCGACCTTGGGCTTCCATTGTGCGCGCAGTGCCTTGTGCCTGGAGTCGTAGCCGCGCTCGGTGGTGCTGGCCTTGGGCTGGCGGGTGGCGTTGCGCCAGGAGTCTCGTCGTGGCCTGCACTCCGGGGTGCAGTACACCTGGCCGTAGCGGTGCTGGGTGAAGTCGGTACTGCAGGTGGGGCAGCACCGGATCTCGGGTGTCCACTTCGCTTTCGCCAAGGTCGACACCTCCAGCCGGTCACCGGCCCGGGCGAGCAAGCCCCTGCTCGAGCCCGGGCCGGAGAACGAAGAAGGCCCGGGCGTTGATCGCCTCGGGCCTTGCTGTGGAGACACGTTGTCCCTCTGCGCTTATGTTTCACCACGGCCAGTGACCGGGTCAAGAACGTGCGTCAGCGAGTCGTGGTGCCTGCTCAGCGGTCCTTCCGTGAGTGGTAGCGCTCAGCCAGGGGCAGCAGCTGGTCGAGGCGGTACAGCGGGCGAGAGCGACCACCCGGCCGCAGCGCTGGCAGTGAGTCCGCGGCCGCGATCTTCTTCCGGTGCGCCCACACCCTGATCACCCGAGCTGGCACCTCGAGCGCAGCCGCGGCCTGCTCGGTCGTGTGTAGCGCATCGGGGTGCGCGACCGTCACAGTCGCCACTCCTCGCGGTAGTCCGGGTGGTCGGCGTACTTCGCTGCCTCCGCGGCGGAGTAGGAGACGACCTGGTCGCCCATCACGACAAGCGCGCCACCGGCACTGAGCATGCGTGTGTTCGCCCGAAGCCGGGCGCTGAACTCCTGAGTCGAACCAATCTCGGCAGCCCCGCGCTCAGTGGCGTAGTCCTCCCGAATCCGGGCCAGCAGGAACTCGGTCATGGTCATGCGCTCAGTTTCCGGCATGGCCGGCATCTCGGTCACCTCCGCCTCCGTCGCGCTCGTCGACGGCGATCGTATGCCGCATGCATCGCCGACCGGGCCGCCTGCTCCCGTCGATGATGGGACGTGGACTGGAGCAGTTCGAGTCGCGCGAACGCCCGGGTCAGCGGGCCGATCGCGTCGACGGCTCTCCTCATCGCTTCGACGAACTTCGTGGCGTCGGCCCAGCTCGTCACCGTCACGGTGCGCTCAGCCACGGTAGGCCTCCCGGTCCTTGCGGTAGGGGTTGCCTGAGGTGCTGCTACTGGGCGGAATGACGCAGGATCCGGTCGCGTCGTGGTCGTGACAGATGTGAGTCTGCGCCCTGCTGACTGCCTCGCCGTGATCCGTGCAGCGGTGGCCGTGTCGGCACGCGCGGCAGAGAAACGTCCACCCGAACCGGTCGACCTTCCGCACGACTCGGCGCGCGTCAAGTGATGCGTAGGGGTCGGTCGCGTCGATCTCAGCCACGGTGGGCCTCCTGGTGGTTCCGGCACTCGCGGACGATCGCGAGGGCCTCGGCGTGGGCGCTGGGGTCGCCGAACCGAAAGCCCGACATGCCGATGGTCCGTTCGACCGCGTCGAGCGCCTTGCGAGCCGCCTGTGCCTCTCGCTCGGCCACCCAATCGGCGAGCACCTGGGCGACGTGGGCGCGGTGGGCGGCGACCGGGTAGTGCGCGAACGGCTCCCATCGCCAGCCGCAAGCGCAACGGCCTGGGCGGCCGCGCAGGTCGGTGAGCAACCCGTGCTCGGCCAGGATCCCCGCCAGCGCGTCGACGTGCCCGCCGCTCAACCGAGCAACTCCTCTCGGATCTCAGCGGCAGACTCCCTCATCTCGGCCAGACGGTCCTCACCAGTCGTCAGCAGGAAGGTCGTTGCCTGGTCGCTAAGGGCGGCCTCGGCGGCGAGCAGGAGGTCGAACAGGACGCCGCGGTCGACGCGGACGGCGTTGCCGGCGCTCACTCGGCACCGCCGTCGATCAGGTCGGCGACTGCCACGCAGACGTTCGCGACGGTCTGCTTGGTATTGGAGCCGCCGGGCTCGTAGCCACCGCGAAGGCGCTTGGCCGCGGCGCGGAGCATCGACGCGTCGGTGTCGTCAGGTCCCTTGTGTGGGTGCGCTGACGCCGCCTTCACGGCCTTGATCAGCGCGGCCAGGCGACGGTTCTCGGCCTCCAGGACCTCGGCGCGCGCGCGGTGATCGCCTGCGCGGTCAGACAGCCCGGCGCATTTGGCCCGCGCCTCGGTGAGGTCGTTCTGCGCCTCATACCGTCGACGGTCGGCGGCAATCGCGGCGCGTTGCCAGCGGTTCCGCTCGGCTGTCAGCCTTGCGACCTCGGCCTCGGCGTTCTCCTCGTTGGCCATCGCCTCGGCCGCCTGACTGCGCCAGTGGTGCTCGTCGCTCTCCGCCACCGCGGCTCGGGCCTCAGCAGCGTCGAGCACGTCCAGCGCAGCGACGAGCCCCTCTGCCACCACAACGGCATCGCTGTACCCACCCTCGCCCGGCGTCAGGATGGTGCCCGCGTGGTACCGCAACTCGGCCCGCACGCTCGCGCCCAGCTCGCCGCCAGTCACCGGTCGCTCCCGAGGTTCGGTGATGACGGTGATCTCGTCGAGAGTGGGGATGCCGCAGGCGCAGGCGTCGCAGCGCACCCGGGCCTTCTCGACCTCGGTGTGGTTGCAGAGCAGGTCGCCGGGCTGGAGGGCGCGGCCGCAGATCGCGCAGGTGATGCTCGGTGGCGGCGCGGCGTTGATGAGCTCCGGGCACTCGGCCTGGGCGAGTCGCTCGGCTAGGCGCTTGCGGGCTTCGGAGTTGCTGGCGTAGGTCACTGGTCCTCCTGGGTGGTGGGCTGGTCGAGCATGAGGGCGCGGATGGTGGCGCAGGGGTGGTCGATATGGCCGCCGGCGGTCTCGGTGCAGTGGTCGCAGATGACGCCGATGGGGTCGCAGGCGGTGCAGACGATGTCCTCGTCGCCGGGGACGTGGTGGTCCTGGTGCTGCTCGGGTTCGGGGCAGTCGTGGGCCCACGGGTAGAGCGCGATCTCGGCGTGGAGCTGGCGGGTGCGTTCGACGGCGTCGAGGGCCTTGGTCTCGAGCACGAGGGTTTCCTTCCGGTGGGCGGTGAGGGTGGTGAGGGCGTGGGGTGAGCGGCCGTCGACGGGGTTCTTGGCGTGGCTGGAGTTGATCCACTCGTGGCGGTGCTTGATGGGGTTGCGCTGGCAAGGGCACCACTCGTCGTCGCAGGTGCAGGGGTGGGTGCCGTCGCAGCGGATGAACATGTCGGCGCGGCCGGGTTCGCGGTGGTGGACGGCGAGGCTGTTGCGGCCGCACCAGGGGCAGGGCTCGTGGAACTTGGACTTGGCGGGGCAGCCGGCGATGACGGTGTCGGCGGACTGCTCGAGGTGGTCGAGCTCGCGGAGGAGTCCTTCGAGGCCTCGACGGTTGGTCCATGCCGTGACGAGCCGATCGAGGTGGTCGACGAGCTGGGTGATGGATCCGTCGCTGGTCGGCCGGTGGGCGAGGATCGGGGTGCGGGGCCAGGGGCAGGCACCGGTTCGCTGGGTGAACTCCTGGGCCTGCAGGTACGCGGCGGCGTGGGCGGGCCCTCCGAGGCGCCGGACGTGGCGCTGGAGGACGAACAGGATCTCGGCGGACACGGACACCGCGGACACCGTCGCCGGCGCCTCGTGGACCCCGGGCGAGGTGGCGTCGGGGGCGCGGGCCGCGGCCCGGTCGGCGGCGTCCTGTCGGCTGCGAGCGGCGATGACCTCGGGCGCCTGGTAGCTGAGGCCGGTGGATTGCCGGGTGTCGAAGAGCAGCTCGAGTGTCCGGGCCCGGCGCTCGACGACGTCCAGCTGGGTGCGGACTTGGAGGCGGAGCTCGTCGAGGTTGGTGGCGGCCTGGTCGACGGCGGCCTGGTGCTTGGCGTTCATCGGGCGGCGATCCTTTCGCTGGCGCACTGGGTGCAGTGGGCGGTTGTGCCGACGTGGCCGGGGAGGTCGCACGGCGGCGCGACGATCTCGAGGCGGCCGGGCTGGGGCAGGGTGCGCCAGGTCTCCAGCCAGGCCTGGACGAAGGCTGGTGGGCTGTCGGGCCGGAAGGACTGGAGGGCCGCGCGGACGAGCGGCGTGTCCCCGTGGAGCTCGATGAGCTGCTCGATCTGGGCGACCTGGTCGGGCTTGAGCTTGTCCCAGCGGACGGCGAGCTTCCGGGCGTCGAGCTTGGCTCGGAGGATCTCCAGCGCGGCGGGCAGCGGCTGCGGCAGCGTCTCGCGCGATGCTGCTGCAGCAGCATCTACCTCTTCCTCTTCCTCTCTCTGCGTGACCGACGCGTTAGTAACGCGTTCCGTAACGCGTGACTGCTTGGTCTTCTCGCGGTGCTTGGCCTGGCGCAGTCGGCCGAGCTCGCGCTTGGTCTCGACCTCGGCCTTGGAGACCTGGTGCTTGTCCCAGCCGGTGATGTGCCAGCCGCCGTCGACCTTGGTCCAGAGGCCTTCGCGGACGAGGGCGTTGACGCGGGCCGTCGCCTTACTCGAGGTGAGCGCGGCGGGTGCCCAGGACGGGATGAAGCCGTCGGTCTCCTGTTCGCCGGCGAACGCGAGTCCTCTGGTGAACAGGACCTCGGCCTGCTCGCCGGCGGCGCGGACCGCGAGGTCGTTGTAGTAAGTCGTCTTGAGCTTGACGAAGTCCATCAGGCCACCTCGGGGTGGTGGATGCTCACTGCTGGGGGGTCCTGTCTTCGTGGGGGTGGCAGGTGGGGCAGAGGTCGCGTTCGGGGGTGAGGAGCCAGCCGGCCCGGGCGAGCTCGCGGAGGCGCTCCTCCTCGCCGCTGGCCGGGCCGTACTTGGTGGCCGAGAGCTTGAGGGGCTCGGCGGTCCCGCAGAGGTCGCAGCGGACGACCGGGACGCCGACCTTGCGCTCGAGGGGCGCGGTCACGTCACGTCCTGCTGGGCGGCGGCGTAGGCCTCGACGAGCTCGCCCTTGATGCGGCCGCGGCGGATGCGGTCGATCAGGCCGACCTCGAGTGCCCAGACGCGGACGTCGTGGGCGGTGACGCCGAGCTGCTCGAGGCGGCGCCCGACGCGGTCCTCGGCCTTCTGGCGCTTGCCGCGGGGCTGCCCGGCCGGCGGCGCCGGTGTGGGGCGGAGAGCCTCGATCTCGCCGGCGAGGCGCTCGTTCAGGCGGTGGAGCTTGTCGGCCTTGACGAGGTCGCCGGCGACCCGGGCCTGGTCGAGCTGGTGCTTGGTGCGCCGCTGGAGAGCCTCGAGCTGCTCGAGGCGGCTGCGGGACTCGACGCCCGTCACTGGGCGCTGCCGATCGCGGCGTCGGCGGCCCGGGTGTGGGCGCGCATCAGTTCAGCGTTGCCGAGGTCGCGCCTCCAGGCGCGCCAGGCACGGTGGACAGCGGCCTGGAGCGGCTTGGGGACCTTGCGCCAGCAGGCGGCGCACATGAGGTGGCCGGCGAGGACGTGGCGGCCGCAGCCGGTGGGGCAGGCGCGGGACTCGATGGCCATCACGGTCGCTTCCCGTAGGAGTCGATGACGGCGCAGTCGGAGGAGTCTCGCCAGTCGCCGATGCCGTCGGCCGGGTAGTGCGTCTCGCCGTCATGGTCGCGGGCGAGGGCGCACTGTTCGTCGGCGATGTCCTCGGCGTCCCAGCACCGCGTCGCGGGGCAGCGTTCGCCGAGTGGGTCGTCCCACTCGCCGTCGCGGCCGTCGGTGCCCCAGGAGACGTGGCAGCCGATGCAGACGAACCCGTCGCCGTCGGTGTCGGTGACGTCTCCGCAGAAGGGGCAGTTGGGTGGGACGAACTCGAGCTCGGGAACCGCGGGCTGGCGAGTGGGGTCGGGCTCGATGTGGCTGAGCGCGATGCCGCCGGCGTAGCCGGCGACCCGGACGACCGCGTGCCCGGATGCCATGACCCAGGCGCTGCCCCTGATGCGGGTGCGGAGCGGCTCCAGGTCACGGGTGCCGGGCCAGGCCAGAACCGGGGAGCCGGGCGGGTTGGCGAAGGTGAACTCGGCCGCGTGCTTGTAGGCCGCGGACTTCTGCTCGTCGAGGGTCATCGGGGGCTTCCTTCGAGTACGGCGTCGACCATGCGCTTGATGCGGTCGTCTCCGGCTTCGGAGACGGGCTGCAGGAGGGGCATGTTCGGGTCGCGGATGGGTTCGGCCTGCTGGCGCTTGAGCTCGAGGACCTCGCTCATGACGGGGTCGGAGCCTTCGTTGGAGACGAGGAAGTAGGCGACGACGCTGTTCTCCTGCCCGTCGCGGGCGAGGCGGCCGATGCACTGGTTGTGCATCTCGGGTGACCAGTCGAGTTCGCCGAACACGACGACGCTGGAGCAGTGCTGGAGGCCGTCGAGGCCGGCGCCGGCGCGGAGGCTCATGATCAGGACGCGGGCGTCACCGTTCGTGAACGCTTCGGCGGCCGCGGCCTTCTGGTTGGTGGTCTCGGTGCCGGTGTAGAGCACGGGGTTGAACTCGGCGAGCTGGTCGAGCCAGATGTCGTAGACGGTGCGGTGCCAGCCGAAGAGGACGACCTTCTCCTCCGACTCGAGCAGGAGCCGGACGAACTCGGCGACGAACGGGGCCTTGTCGATGCCGGTGGCCTGGCGGAGCTTCCAGTCGATCTCGCCGGAGGCGCGCCAGCGTTCGGTCTTGTCGGCGGATCCGCGGATGAGCTCGGCCAGGGCGCGGACGTCGCCCTTGATGGCGTCGAGGGCGTCGGATCGGGACTCGACCTCGTAGGTGACCTTGATGGGGTCGGGGATCTCGCGCTTCACGTCCTTGCGGGTGCGGCGCAGCATGAGGCCTTCGTCGCGGAGGTACTGGCCGAGGTCGCCGGGCTTGGAGACGCGGACGTGGCCGTTCGACATCTCCATGCCCCACTCACGGGTGAACTCGGGGCGGGTGCCCAGGGCGTCGGGAGCGAGGACGTTGAGGATGGAGTGGATCTCGCCGCCGTAGTTGTAGACCGGGGTCGCGGAGAGGCCCATGCGCCACAGGGCTCCCGACGCGATGCGCTGGGCGGCCTGATAGCGCTCGGTGGTGTTGTGGCGCAGCTCCTGGACCTCGTCGAAGATGACGGTCTTGACCTGGCCGGCGAGGTGATGGGACCAGCCCTGCAGCTTGGCGTAGTTGAGGATCAGCACGTCGGTCTCGACGTCGTAGGCGGTGCCCTTCTTCGCGACGTGGCCGGTGAGCCACGGCAGGGACGCCTCGAGCTCGCGGAGCCACTGCTTGGGCAGATGAGTGAGGGTGACGACGACCGCGGGCAGGGTGTCGGGGTCGCGCAGCATCAGCAGGCTCGAGTAGGTCTTCCCGAGGCCGACGTCGTCGGCGAGGAGCAGCCGCCCGGTGGTGAGCGCGAGGTCGGCGGCCTGCAGCTGGTACTCGCGGGCCGGGCGTGCGGGTTCGCGCAGCTCGAGGCGGCGGGTGCCGGCGGTGATCTCGACGCGGGCCTGCTCGAGCTCGCGGTGCTGCCGGGCCCGCTTCATCAGGTGGCGCTTGTCGGAGCGCGAGATGTCGAGCGGGTGGCGCTGCAGGATCCACTCCAGGTCGCGCGCGACCTCGGGGGTGTCCTTGATCCACATGTCGGTCGACGCGGTCTCCCACAGCCGCGGCAGGAGCCGCTTGAGCCGCATCGTGATGTAGGGCGTGGCGTCGATGTGCCACTGCTTCCCGTCGAACCAGAGCCTCCCGTAGGTGGCGGCCTGGGCGCTCACGCGTGCCTGCCGAGGATCGCGACCCGGACCGGCTTACCGCCGAGGGTCGTCGGGATCTGCGCGTGGGTGCGGCGGGTGGTCGCGAGCACCAGGCCGTCGACGTGCGGGGCGTACCGGGCCAGCTGGCGGCCGACGGACACGGGCGCGCCGGCGATCTTGACCTCGATCCCGATCCGGTGGCCGTGGACGTCGACGTAGAGGAAGTCGATGCGGCTGGCAGGGGTGAGCCGGACCTCGCGCTGCGCGGCGAAGCCCATGTCGTCGAGGGCCTGCGCGATGCCGGCCTGGAGCTCGGCCTCGTCGGCGTACCGGAACGAGGTGTGCTCGAGGATGTAGCTGATGGCCCGGAGGCGGTGGCGGACCACTTTGGCGAGGAGGTCGGCGACGTCGTTCACTCGGCGCACCCGGTGATGTCGATGCTGACCTTGTGCCCGGGCGGCATCAGCGACGGGTCGTCCAGGTACGCGGCCCGGGCGACGTCGACGGCGCAGTTGCGGGCCAGCGGGTCGGACATGACGGCCTCGATGATGTGGCCGACGTAGTGGTACGCCGCCGCCTCAGTGGCGCCGAACCTGCTGGTGAGGACCGACATGTAGCCGGACCGCAGGCCGGCGAGGTAGGTGCGGAGCAGGGCGTCGAGGTCGGGGTAGGGCTGCTCGGCCTGGGTGCTGTCGCTCATGCGGCTGTCGTCCTTCGGTGGTAGGCCCGGGCCTCGACCGGCTGGGCGGGGGCCTCGTAGATGAGGCAGGTCGGGGTGATGCGGCCGGAGCCGGGGACGTTGACCGAGAGGTCGATCGAGAACCGGCCTCGGCCGACGACGCGGCACTTGGCCTGGGCGGCGAGGAGCGGGACCTCGACTAGGGCCGCGCTGAGCAACTCGGTGAAGGCGGCACGCTCGTCGGTGATGGGCCAGACGGCGCGGAAGGAGGCCGGCGTGCTCATCGGTCGTCGTCCTGGTCGCGGACGAGCATGGCGTCGTACTGGGTGCGGGTGAAGTAGTTCGCCAGGCGGGTGGCACGAAGCCGGCCGTTGGTCACGCGGACCGCGACGGGCTGGTCTTGGAGCTGGGCCCAACCGTCGGGAAGCGAGATGCCGTGCTCGAGGGCCTTGGAGTACTCGCAGTCGCGCAGGTCGATCCCGCGCTCGAGGCAGTCGCGGCTGTGGAGGATGAACACGTTCTCGGTGGCGCTGACGGCTCGGGCGATGTGCATGCTGCCGTGCCGGCGGAAGCCGACGATGCCCTCGATCTGGTCGGGGTCGACGAGCTCGACCATCACTCACCGTCCTCGTCGGCGTCGGGCGCGACGAGCTCCTGCTCGACGGGCGTCAGCTCGTGGCCTGCGTCGGTGGCGACGTTGAGGTAGGCGCGGGCCAGGACGTGGTACTGCTCGGCATGGCTGGACCGCGGGCCCTTGTTCGGCTCGATGAACGAGAACCAGGACGCCTCGGCGCGGGAGATCGCGTAGGCCGCGAGCAGCTTGAGCACGTCGGCGGGGCGCTTCGCGGCGTCGATGTGCGCGTTGAAGCGCTCGATGTCGACGTCCTTCCACTGCGAGGAGTACTCCCCCCAGCGCTCTTCGGCCGGGATGTCGAGCGCGGTGAAGTACTCCCGGGTCGACCAGCCGAGCTCGAGAAGCAGGCCACGGAGCAGAAGACGCAGGACCCGCTCGACGGCGGGGTCCAGGCGGACCCCCGGGCGGATCGACTCGAGGATGGCGTCCGTCCGGAGTCGCTGGGCGATGGCGAGCGCCTCTTCGCGGGCGGCGTGCTCGGCGGCCTCTCGCTCGTCTTCCTCGCGAGCTAGGCGGCGCTCTTCATCGAGCTGCTCATCGTGCCGCGCGATGTCGGTGCAGACGTATTCGAGCAGGACGGCGTTCGGTCGGACCCAGGCCAGGCAGCCCGGATGGTCGTTGGGTTCGTTCGAGAATGTCTGGCGGAGCGAGGTCATGCCGTCGCTGGCATCGGTCACGTTCCAGGCCGTCTTGCCGGCGGGGTACTTGCGCTCCGGGACGCCGGCGGCCACGAGATCCGCCACCTGCTTGTCGATCTCGGTCGTCTTCTTGACCCGCATCTGTGCGCGCTCGAGGTCGTACTTGAAGGAGTAGGTGCCGGCGGTCTTGGCGAGCTTGGTCTGCTCGGCGGCGGGCAGTGCGGCGATGGCGATCGCGTCGTCGATGGTGATCTGGCCGTCGTTGACCTTGGTCTGAGTCGTCGAGTTCAGCCCGAGCAGCTTGAGCCGGCCGGCGACGGTCTTGCGGTCGACGCCGACCTTCTTCGCGATCTCGGCCTGCTTGACCCCGAAGAGGGTGAGCTGGTGGTAGCCCTTGGCCTGCTCGATCGGGGTGAGGCCCTGGCGGCGGTCATTCTCGACGATCATCGCCTCGAGCTGCTTGGCGCGGGTGTCGAGGTCGTGGCGGATGATCACCGGAGCCGTGGTCGCGCCGATGCGGAGCAGGCCGTCGAGGCGGCGGTGACCCGCGACCAGGTCGTGGTCCCCGCCGGTGGGCGCGGGCTTGCCGTCCTCGTCGAGCATGGCGGGCGCGACGACGAGCGGCTCGACGAGGCCGACCTCGCGGATCGACTCGATCAGCTCGTCGTCGGCGATCGCGCGGTCGCGGACGTTGTACGGGTTGGGGTTGATCCGCGACAGGGCGAAGTCGGGGATGAACTCGTGGGTGAGGTCGGAGGCGACGTAGTCGGACAGGTCCTCGGGGACCAGCTCGAGGGCGGGGCTGCTCTTCGGCATGGGCTTCTTCCTGGGGCTAGGAGGTCGTGCGATTGAGGGCCTGCCAGGCGTCGAAGCCGAGCCAGACCTTGATCTCGTGGGCGTGGGTGGACTTGAGGGTCGACGGGACGGTGCCGACCTTCTTCATCAGCGGCCGGCCGTCGACGCGCCTGGTCGCGTAGGACCGGATCCGCGCGCCGATGAGCTGCTCAGCGGTGGGGAACTTCTCGCGGATGTCGTTGGCGGAGAACCGGCGGCCGGACGCGATCGCGCGCTCGATGACGTCGTCGATCGCGACGATCACCCGCGGGTCCGCGGCGTGCTCGGCCTGGGCGATCCCGGCGTCGCGGGCCTGCTCGGCCTCGGCGATGCTCACTCCTCGGCCTCCGCATCGAGGAGGTTGGCGAACTCGATCAGGTACCCGCCGAAGTTCCGGATGAAGGCGCGCGAGGTCGAGAGCAGGAGGCTGCCGTCGACTCGGAGGTCGATCTCGTCGGCGCTGTGCTCGCTAGCGTTGGCGTCGCGGCTGACGATGATCTCCGTACCTTCCTTGCCGACGAGGCGGACCGTGCGGACCATCTCCGCACCGGCGCTCATCGGACGGCCTTGAGCTTGAAGACCCGGGCCTCGCCGACGGGCTGGTCGGGGTGGATGAGATCAGCCCTGGCCTCCTGCTCGAACTTGGCTCGCAGGGCCGTGGAGGCGATGTCGCGCTCGCCCTCAGCGACGGTGGCGCGGAGGTTGGCCCAGTGCAGCGCGAGGTTCGCCTGGTCGAGCGCTGCCGCCGCCGCGGCGCGCTCGGCAACGCGTTCGGTCGTGAGGCGCTTGATCTCGGCGCGTGCCTGCTGGTGCGTGGTCTGGTGGGCCGCGTGGATGACGTACCCGAAGAGCAGGACGCCGCCCACGTAGAGGAACGCGATCACAGCCGGGCTCCCTTCAGGGTGGCGGCGTCCTTGGCGTCCAGGGCGGCCGCACCAGGCGTCGACTGCTGCTGGGGCACGGGCTGCCGATAGGTGGCTTCGGGGAGCGCGGTCAGCGGCCGAGTGATCACGAACGTGATCGGCCAGCGCATGTCGTGGACGACGGTCGCCGCGTGGTGGTCGAGCGCGGCGTCAGCTGCCTCGATGGCGTAGCCGTACTGCTCGGGGGCGAGGGCCCATCCGCAGCCGACGCAGGTGTAGGTGGCCGGGTTCGGCGGGACGGCACCGTGGCTGCAGGCCTGCCACAGGTCGTCGGCGATGGTCTCCCAGAAGGCTCGGTCGTGGCCGACGACCTGGGTCGCGGAGATCGTCGACATGGCGTTGACCCTGTTGAGGAGCTTGCCGAGGACCTCGGCCGCGGCCGCGGTCATGTTGAGGTGGACGCCGCCGGCGACGTCGCGGGAGACGGCGGCGGCGTGGCCGACGCTGCGCTCGCTCATCCGGGTGGTCAGCTCGACGACCTGGATCGTGCGGGGTGTGGCGGTCAGGGTGTTCAAGAGGGGGCTCTCCTTCGGATGTGTAGTTGGGTGCGGCGCCCGCTGCGACGGCTGTTGAGGACCGTCGGACGTGGGATTGGAAGGACTGCGGGCGCCGCGCCCGGTCCCCCTGTCGGGGCTTCTAGGCCAGGGCGGTCACGCCGGCGGCGTGCCGGCGGGCCTTGCGCTGGCGAGCGACCTCGTCGGCGCCGGTGTGGCTGGTGGCCGGGGAGGCCTTGGGCTTCTGGCGGGCGGCGTCGGCGAGGGCTCGCTTGTCGGCGTCGGTGAACCGGTAGCCGGCGCTGCCGCCGAGGTTGATGCCGATGCCGTGCTGACGGGCGAGCTTCGTGACCGTCTTCTTCGAGCAGCGGAGCTCGATGGCGATCTCGGCGGCCGTCTGGACCTCGAGCGCGGTCACTGCGATACCGCCGGCTCGCGGCCGAGAGAGTCGATGTAGCCGCGGACGGAGGCCGCGGGGATGTAGGTGCGTTCGCCGATCTGCTCGCTGGTCAGTCGCCCGGCGTCCACCAGGCGCTTGACCATGTAGACGGAGAGCCCGAGCTGGGAGGCGACGACGCCGATGTGCAGCAGCGGCGGAGTGTCCGCCTGAACAGTTTCGGTGTTCGTCATGTGTCCAACCTGAACACATCGGCGTTCAGGTTGTCCACGCTATTGAGCGGCGTTTCTAGATTTTTCTTGCTTTCACGTGTTCACCGGGTGTCCACTGGACAGCATCTACTGCGGCCAGTAGCCCAACTTCCCCGTCGAGGTGAACCGCAATGACCACCCAGATTGCTGCAACACTTGCGCCCGTGCCTGATCCCAAAGCCCCGCAGACGTACCGCGAGCGGATGGAGAGCCTGGGGCTGAACCCGACCGAGCTGGCCCGCTTGGCGGGTCTGAGCCGGACCACTGTGTACAAGGCCCTCGATGGCGAAGAGACGAAGGTGGCGACGCGGCGCGCGATCGAGAACGCTCTCGCCTTCGCCGGCGAGAATCCGGCCGACGTGGCGGCTCAGCCCGGCGCGGTCCAGCAGCTCCCTGACGACGGCGGCATGATCGAGTTCGAGGTGAACGTCGACGCGATCGGCGTCCGGGTCGTCGTGCGCGGCGCGATGGCCAACGCCGAGGAGCTCGAGCAGCAGGCCGCGAAGCTCATCCGCGACATGCGCACCCGGGACCAAGGTCCCGATCTGTCCTGAACCCGGCACCTGCACACATGTGCGCGCTTACGCTGGCCGCTCCATCGGGTTCTGGGGGGAACGAGAACGAGGGAGCGTGGGCCAATGCAGCCCCAGCTCATGATGCGCGTCGTCGACGACGCTGACCTGGCCGCAGACTGGCTGATCTTCGCCGACGAGACTCGGGCGTGCTTGGGGATCGCCGTGCGTCGATCGGTACTGGACAGCCACGAGCTGTCGGACGAACTGTGGTCCGGGATCCGCGCGCTCCGCGATCCCGCCCGGGCGGCCTGAGCTCGGCCGCTCCCTGGAGTCAGGGCCGGCAGACCGCGTCGTACTCGTTGCGGGCGTCGGCGCCCATCGCGCTCGGCGAACTCATGCTGCCGACGCTTCTACTGCAGCGGCCGGGCGGCGGCCCACCTCGAGCGCGATCGCGGCGGCCAGCTGCTGCAGTACGGCGGTGTCGAGTGCGTCGAGCTGCAGCACGGGGGCCGGCGCCTGGCGCGTGGCTCCGGCGAAGACGGCTGAGGCCGCGGCGGCCGCGGCGATCTGTGCGTCGGGCAGGAGGTGCCCGTAGGTGTCGACGGTGGTCTGGATGGACTCGTGGCCGAGCCGAGCCTGGACGACGTGGATGGGCACGCCGTTGGCGAGCAGCCAGGACGCGTGGGTGTGCCGCAGGTCGTGGAGACGCGGCGTCTGCAACAGGGTGCCAGCGCAGCCGCACGGCGCCGGTCGGACGCCGGCGGCATGAACCTGGCAGCGGGCCGGGGTCGCGGTGCCGCACTTGCAGCCGGCGGCCTCGAGCTGGTGGCGGTGGGTGGGGCACTGCTGGGCGCGGACGATGGAGGGCTTCCAGGTGCGGGTCCAGAAGTTGCGGTGGTTGAGCATGCCGCCTCGGCGCTGGACGAACACGAGCTCGCCCGCGGCCTTGCCCTCGAGCAGCGGTCGCAGGTCGGTGATGACCTCGGGCGGCAGGGTGATGGTCCGCTTGCCCTTCTTCGTCTTGGGCGGCCCGATCACCTGGGCGCCGTCGCCTGACCACTTCAAAGCCCGGCGGATGCGCACGAGGCCGGCGTCGAGGTCGACGTCGCGGGCACGGAGGGCGACGGCCTCACCCCACCGGCAGCCGGTGCCTGCGAGGAATCGGACGAAGGGCCGGTAGTGCGGCGTCGCGGCGGCGTACAGGGCGTCCCACTCGCCGGCGGTGAGGCACACCAGCTCGTGGTCGTCCTCGTCGAGGTCGTCGGCGGCGGTGACGGCGACGCGCTTGCCCTCCGGCAACCGGATGCCCTTCGAGGGGTTGCGGGTCAGGTGGCCCTTCTCGATGCAGCGGTCGAGGACGGCGGCGAGGAGGCCGCGCTGGTTCTCCAGCGACTTGGTGGCGTACCGGCGGGCGAGAGCGTTGACGGCTTCGCGGACCTGGTCGGGGCCGACCTGGTCGGCGCGCAGGTGCCCGAGGTGGTGGTGCCAGGTGCGGGCCCACAGTCGGGTGTAGCCGAGACGGGTGCCGTCCTCGATGCCGGTCAGGAGTCGGATGTGGTCGGCGGCGATCTCGTCGAGGGTCGGGATGCCGGCGGCCTGCTCGCCGGCGTACAGCTTGTCGAGCGCGCCTTGTGGGCCGAGGGCGTCGAGCCACTTCGCGAAGGTCTCGGCGTCGCGCTTGGACTCGAAGGTCTCCGAGGTCTGCAGGGGCTTGCCGGTGGTGGGGTTGATGCCGTGGCGGAACCGGACCCTGTAGGTGGTTCCGGTGGGGTGGTTGCGGGTCTCGACGGTGCGCATGTGGTCTTCCTGTCCGGGGGCTCGGAACGTAGGTCAGGACCGTCGTTCTCGCCACCGGTCATCCACAGCCTGTGTCCTGGTGTGTACCGGGGAGGAAATGGCGAAGGCCCCTGACCTGCGTACTTGCAGGTCAGGGGCCTTGTCGCTCTACGTGCGCGAGGGGGGAGTTGAAGCCCTTCCCGGTCCCGCTGCGGTTCGCTAACACTGCCCGATCCCCGCTCATAGTGGGTCGTTGTGGTCCATCGTAGGACCGTCTGAGCGGCTGTGGAACAGGCGATTGTGTCCTGAGGACACAAGCCCTCAGTCCGAGACGGCGTCGGCGATCGCGCGGGCGGCGTCGTCGGCGGCCGCGGCGTAGAAGCTCATCGTCGTCGCGACGGACGCGTGGCCCATCTGGTTCGCCAGGGCCTTGGGGTCCTTGGTGCGCTGGTAGGCGGTCGATCCGTAGCGGTGGCGGAGCTTGTGGAAGGTGATGTCCGGCCCGGCGGCGTGGATCGCGGCGTTGACCTTGCGGCCGAGTGTCGTCGTGGCCCAGCCCTTCGCCCGACCGGTGACGACGTTGCCGGCGTGCGCGGGACCGAGCTCGTCGAGCAGCTTGGCCGAGAACGTGACGAGCCGGGTCTTGCGTCCCTTGCCGACGACGCGGGCCTGGCGGGTGTCGAGGTCGATGTCGGGCCAGCTGAGGGCCGCGGCCTCGGAGATCCGGAGCCCGGCCCACGTGCCGAGCAGTACGGCGCGGCGCAGCGCGGGCCCATCGGTCGGCAGCAGCTCGAGGAACGCGAGGACGTCGTCGAACTCCTTCCGGGTGGCCGGCCGCGGGACACCTTGCCCGACGCGAGGCGACTGCAGGCGGACCGTGGGGTTGTCGCTGCGGTGTTCCCAGATCTGGCACCAGGTGTAGAAGCTGCGCAGGATCGCGAGCTCGTTCGCTCTGGTGGTGTCGGCGCGCGGGAGGCCGTTGGGGAGCACGAGCCGGTTGTCCCACCACGCTTCGATCTGCTCACGGGTCGCGGTGCCCGGGTTGCCCACGGCGCGGAGCACAGTTCGCCGGCGGCGGATCGTGTTCTCCGGGTGCCGCTCCCGCTCGCACCAGGCCAGGTACGCCGCGGCGATCGGGTCGACCAGGTCCTGAGCTCCGGTCACGATGCCGCAGGGACCGGGGTGAGGGTGACCCACAGGGCCGCGGGGAGCCGCGGCCGCGGTGGGTGGATCCGGACGCCGACAGCGGGCACGTGGTGCCAGTCGTCGGCCGGGAGTACTCCCTCGTCGACGAGCGCGTCGAGCACGGCTTTCAGGGTCGGCGCCGGGCCGTCGGAGTCGCGGACCTTGTCGTCGGGCACCCGGTAGTGGAGCGTGACCTCGGCGGCCTGGAGCTTGCGCGGCCGCGCGGCCCGGATGGCCCAGCGTGCGGCCGACTTCACCTCGGCGAACGCCTTGGCCTTGGCGGCCCAGTGCTGACGATCGTTCTGCACGAGCGGCGGCTTCATCCATGGGAGTGCGATCGACATCCCGCCGTCACACGGCGTGCCGTCGTCGTCGCGGTGTTTGCGCAGCGCGCCGCTCGCCTCGACGCGGACCTTCTTGCCGCAGTTGCCGCAGTCGATGCGCTCCAGCTCGTCGGTCACGGCAGCACCTCGAGTCGGCGGCCGACCTCGACGGACCGGATGTTCAGGACGCGACGACGCGAGAGGTTCCACTCGCCGGCCTGCAGCGCCGGGAGGATCCGGGCGACGCCCTCGTCGCTCATGTCCCAGCCACCGCCGAGGGTGTCCAGCGACGAACGCACGGGGCCGTTGCCGGCTCCGTTGTACCGAATGTCGGCCCAGCCCGTGACGTCGACGACGGTGTAGATCTTCTTGCCCTTCGCCTCGAAAGGCGCCTGCATCGTGGCCACGATGAACCTGTCGTCCCGGGCCCGGATGGTCCACCAGCGGAGGCCGGTGTACCTGGGCGTGAACCGGATGCGGTCGCCCACCTTGATGGCGGCGAGATCGGCGGTCAGATCGGTCATCGCCCGCCTCCGATCCGCCGGCGGTTGCGCCGCGGAGGCAGCTCGACCTTGCGCTCGGGCGGCGCCGGGTGGGCTCCGACCGGGCAGCTGGCGAAGTGCGTCATCGCGGAGTACTCCTGCGGCCGCTCGACGCGCTCCCCCTTGGCGAGCACGCGGGCGACCAGGCGTCGGCCGTGGGCGGGCCGGACGGCGACGTTGCCGGCGAGGTCCTCGAGCGGGTCGAGCGGCATGGCCTTGCCGCCGCGGCCGTTCGGGCCGGCGACGGTGATGGCCCACACGATCGGGCGGCCGCAGCCGTCGCAGGTTCCGGCGGGGCTCAGGTCGGAGGCCGGGATGGGACGGAGATCGTGCTCAGACACGGGGCCCCTCCGCCCGCTTGAGCATCGCCTGCGCCAGGTGGGCGCTGACGTGGAGGTTGCCGCCGCTCACGATCGCGTGGGTGTGCTCGCCGGGCTTCGGGCCGACCTTCTCTCCGAGCCACTCGAGCACGTCGGCCATGCCGTGCCGCACGATCCGCCGCGCGTCGGCTCCGGGCGACGGCGGGATCGGGAGAGCGTCCGAGACGACCACCCGGAGGCGCGCGACCGCGGTTCGCTCGCCAGCAGTGCCTACCTGCAGGTCGAGGCCGCCGGGGAGGCGGAGGGCGAGGCGGAGGGCGAGGTCAGCCACGGTCGACCCCGATCAGGGTGGCGCCACCGATGTGCACGAGGACGTCGACGTCGGCGAGGAAGTGCCTCCCCCAGGCGCTGCTCGGCCGCCCGGCGGTGGTTCCGTCCACGACGAGGTCGATGTCGGACCAGCCGTGGAGGTTGGCGTGCGGGGTGATGAACCGGATCCAGCCTCCGTCCTGGTGCCGGTAGCTCTTCTCGCCGATGGCGTGGTGGATGCTGCTGCCGACTGGCAGGCAGGCGGAGGAGTCGGGCGCGAGCAGGCTGTCGAGCAGCTGCCTGATGTCACGAGGGGTGTCGGCGATCCAGAAGACCCGCAGCCGTTCGGCGGCGACGCGGGCGACCAGGTCGCTGGGGGTGCGCGGGCGCGCGGGAACGTCAATCACGGATGCTCACCTTCTCGGCGGGGATGTGCTCGGCGGCGTAGCGGTGGCGGCCGAGGCTGAGGACCTTGAAGTAGCCGGCGCCGGTCATGTACGCGTCGCGGCGGGCCTTGATGATCTCGGGCGGGCACAGCTCCTCGATGCGGTGCAGCGCGGTGCTCAGCTGCTCGCGGAGGTGGCCGGCCAGGGCTTGGCCGCGGTGCAGCTGGGTCCGGAGGTCGCGGATCTCCTCGACGGCCAGCTGGTGCGTCTGCTCGAGCGCGTAGAGGCGCTCGACCTCAGCGGCGAGTTCGGGCTCGAGGTAGTTGCGGGCCAGGGCGCGGAGGCGGCCAGCTGACTGGCCCTGCAGCGTCACCACTGCTGCTCCGCGGTGACCTTGGAGATCTGCGGGTCGCGGTCGTACTTGCGGTGGGCCTCGTTGAGGGCCTGGTCGCCGTGGTAGATCGCTTCGTGGACGAGGCGCTGGTTCTTGCCGGTGCCGGAGTAGGCACGCATGCGCCAGGGACGGGTCGCCTTCGGGGGCGACTGGCCGGTCACGTGAGGGTCAACATGGGATCCATCGTGACCGCCGGCACCGACGGTGCTGTGACGCCACACCGAGGAAGAAGCCGACAACTACACTTATCGGGCATTTCGTTGTCGACGGTCGAGTGGACCGTCGCGGCCGCCGGCGGGGGCGAATCAGCCCTTGCCGTACTCCCGGAGGAACCTCACCACGACCGAGCTCAGCGTCTCCTCGTTGGCCGCTGCTCGCTTCTTGGCGTCCTCGAGCACGTCAGCCGGCACGCGGATGTTGAGGTTCTTCGACTCGGCGCCGTTGGGGCGCCGCGGCTGCCGCACGGTCACCCAGCCAGTTTGGCACGGGCGGCGTTGACGACCGGGCGCCCAAACGGCCAGTAGCTCTCGCAGCGAGCGTGGTGGGTGAAGTCGTGGTAGACGCAGAACTTCCCCTCGTCCACGTACCTGATCGAGCGGAGCTCGCGGTTGACGCAGTTGGTGTCGAGCCGGTTGGCGCACGGTCGAGACGACGGGGTGAGCCCGGCAGGCAGCTGGGGGCGGGCCGGCAGCGCGCCGGCGCCGATCTCGGGTCGGGCGAAGGGCCAGTACTCCTCGCAGCGCGTGCTCGGCGTGCCCCCGTAGTTGTAGTCAACGCAGAAGTGGTTGTCCTCGAGGTACCTGACCTCGTAGGGGGCACCGGGGTCTCCGACGATGCAGACGGTGTCGTCGGCCGCTCCGCACGCCCGCGTCGGCGTCTCGGTCGTGGCGAAGCTTGAGCCCGTGAGGCCGAGGGCCAGGCCGAAGGTAACGGCGACTGCGTGGGTGACGATGCGGTGGAGGTTCATGACCCGAGACTGCTCCTATGTGTAGACGTATGTCAATACATAACGTCGAACGCGATCCCCCAGGCCAGGCGAGCGTAGAGGCGCGCCGGTCACTTCGTCCCAGAAATGACGAAACCGCCCCCGCCCTCGCGAGGAGGACGGGGGCGGCACGACGTCGGCGGGCTACTGCCGCCGGATGCGGCCGGTCTTCCGTTCGTAGCTGCGGAGCGAGTCGACGATCTCGCGGGCGAGGTCTTTCGTCGCCGGCGGCTGGCCGCTGAAGTGCACATGGACGTCCGGCTTGGTCCGACTGCCAGGGCCGCGGGGGACCGCGTGCGGCTGCGTGTTGGCGCGAGCAAGCAGTCCTGTGAGGCTGACCATGAAGTTGAAGACGGCGACGAGGATGACCAGCGGCGGCGGGGCGTGCTCGAGGCCGAACCAGGCTCTGGTGAACGGCAGGCAGACGATCACCAGAGCGATCGCGCCGATGGCCGCGAGGGAGCCGTACACGGCACCTCGGAGCCGGTGGGGGACCAGGCGCAGCAGCTCGGCGAGCTGGAGCGCGAGGTTGAGCAGGGCGGTCATCTTGGTTCTCCTCAGGGGTGGTGGGTGCAGATGCCGAGCTGGTGGTCGGCGTTCTGCGGCTTGTAGTGGACGCTGCTGGTGTGGCCGGCGGTACTGCGGCTGACGGCCATGTAGAGCAGGCCCCGGCCGGTGAGGCGGCGGTAGACCTTCCGGAGGAAGGTGAACAGGCCCGGCCTGTTGATGTCGCCGAGCGGGAAGACGACGTCGCAGCGCTGCTCGAGGTAGCGCAGCCGGTGCTCGATGACGCGACGGTGCTGCCGCCAGCGCCAGCGAATCAGTGGGGCGACGATGATCTGGCGGCCGCGCGGTCGCCAGCCTCCGGGCGCCATGTGGGTGCTGAGCAGCCCTACGGTGGGACCGTCGCCCGAGGCGCGTTGGAAGACGCCCCACACGTCGTGTCGATCGGGCATGACGCCGCGGATGGCCTTGCAGCCGAACTCGACGCCACCCTCGAGCTTGCGCCAGTCGTCGGTCCAGACGATCGGGCAGTCGGAGGCGGTGACGCCGAGTCGGTTGCCGCCGAAGACGTCGCGGATGACCTGCTTGATGTCGTCGCCGGTGATCTCGGTGAGGCCGGCCAGGCCGGAGTCGCCGAGGGCGCGGAGCAACTGCTCGGCGTCCTCCTGGACCTTCGCGGCTGGGAGCGGTGGTCTGGACCGTGACGGCGCGATCGCGACCTGGAACGGCAGGGAGGGGCGGGTCGGCCGGGTCACAGGTCGCCCTCGACGTCGTGCGCGTCGTCGACGAGCTCGATGACGCGGGCGAGGGCTCGGACGGGCCTCTTGTCGGGGTCGAGGTAGTGGACCGCGAACCCGGCCGCGGCGCCGGCGATGGCGCCGAGGGAGAGCGCGAAGCCGATCGGGTGGTCGACGTGGGTGTGCTCGCGGCCCGCGGTGCAGATGGTTCGGAGGCCGAGCTGGCCGGCCCTCAGGTTGACCAGGAAGCCGGTCACCATCATCGCGGCCGCGACCTTGTGGCGCGGCGGGAGGCTCATGCCCGCCTCCGGAGCCCGCGCATCAGCTTGAGGACGCGGGCGATCACCGAGGCCCGGAAGGTGCCGGGACGTGCCTTGGCGGCCTTCACGTCCTTGATGGCCTCCTCGATCTTGGCGCCGGCGTTCGGCTTCGGCGCCGGGGCCGGAGGCGGCGCCGTGGCGACCTGCTGGTGGAACCTGGGGTCGGCCGACCGGATGCCGTCGAGGTTCTTCGGGTAGCCGTAGCCGACGACGTAGGTCGAGCGCCGCTGGTAGGTGAGCGTGTGCACGCCGTCGCCTTCGCGGGATCCGGTGGCCGAGGTGTTGCCGGCGGTGACGGTGATGGTGTCGTGGTCGAAGGCGACGACGCGGCCGGTGTGGACCAGGTCGGCGGGCGTGCCGAAGAACACCCAGGCGCCGATCCCGGGTCGGTCGGACCAGCGCCGCTCGCGCTTGAACCAGGCCGCGGCGAGGTCGCAGGAGGCGGTGAGGGGGAAGTCGACGTTGGGGACGAGGCCGGCCTTGTAGTCGACCCAGCAGTTCCACACGGCACACCAGGGCTGGCCTTGGTCGCTGACCCAGGCCATGCCGGGTACCTCAGCGGCGTAC